GGAGACTACAAGACAGGCAAGCGACGGCCTGACTTCACGCAGCTAGAGCTGTTCGCCTTGCAAGTGTTCGCGCATTACCCCGACGTTGATAGTGTAACCAGTGCGTTTCTCTGGCTGAAGGATGACGCCACAGATCGCGAGACCTACTCACGCGACGATGCACCAGTGATGTGGAGCCGCCTACTAGGCAAGGTGCGTAGGGTAGAGAAGTCTCTGGAGTCTGAGAAGTGGCCCGCTAACCCCAGCGGCCTGTGTAATTTCTGTCCTGCTAAGCACATCTGCAAATACCGTTAATCATGGCGACTACACCTGAAGGTCGAGTTAAAAAACAACTTGACTTAATGTTAAGAAACGCTAAGGTCTGGTTCTACAGCCCACAAGCTGGCCCCTTCGGACGGTCGGGCATCCCTGACAGGGTGGCTATCGTTGACGGTCTGTTCGTCGGCATAGAATGTAAGGCGGATAAAAGTAAGAAGCCTACCCGCTTACAGACCCAAGCCATGGAGCAGATTGAGAAGGCCGGAGGAAAGTGTTTCGTTGTCTACGATAGCGATACGATTGACGAAGTGAGGGAATTTATAGATGCGTGTCGTCGAGGACAAGCAGAAGATCCTGCTAAACCTACGGAACCCTGAGCGGGTTCTGGCTGCCGTACCAGATGCTGAGATCGTTAGACGGGCTGACACCACGATAGTCGCCTGTCCCCACAGTGTGCAAGCAGTATCAACGTTGCGGGACTTGGGGTTCGATGCACCTGCACCGATCCTACACCAGTACGACTGGCCTGGGAGATTCAAACCCTACGAGCACCAGAGGCAGACGGCAGCGTTCGCTACGCTACACCACAAGTGCATCATCCTGAACCAGATCGGCACAGGTAAATCTCTAAGTGCGCTATGGGCAGCTGACTACCTGATGAATATCGGTGCTATCAAAAAGGTACTGATCTTATCGCCGCTGTCTACACTGGAGCGTGTGTGGAAAGACTCGGTGTTCCTAGACATCTCACACCGGGATGCTGTGGTGCTGCATGGGTCGGCTGCTCGCCGCCACAAACTACTCGAACAAGACGTGGACTTCTACATCATCAACCACGATGGGTTCCGGGTCATCGCCGACGCAGCTCATGGCATGTTCGACCTTGTGATTATCGACGAGGCTGCGGTCCTGCGTAACGCACGGACCAACAGGTACAAGGCATTCAACACTTGGTACAGATCACAGAGCCGCGAGCCATCGCTATGGCTAATGACAGGGACACCAACACCCAACGAGCCTACGGATGCTTGGTCACTTGCACGGCTGCTAGATAACCCCCTGGCCCCTAAGACGTATTCATCGTTCCGTGATCGGGTGATGGTCAGGAAGAGCATGTACTCGTGGGGTCCGCGCCCTGAAGCACCTGAGATCGTGAGCCGGATACTACAGCCAAGCATCATATATAAAAGAGAAGACTGCTTTGACCTGCCTGATACCGTCGTCAATAACATCACGGTGGACCTCACGGCAGAGCAAGCCAAGCACTTCAAGACGATGGTCTCGACGATGCTGGTGGAGGTGGATAGTGGGCAGACGATCACCGCTGTTAATGAAGCCGTCAAGCTACAGAAGCTCGTGCAGATCCTGTGTGGCGTAGCCTATAACGACGATGGTGAGAACGTAGAGATCGACTGCAAACCACGGGTGGATGCAGTCTGCGAGATCATCGAGCAGGCAGGCGGCAAGGCCATTGTCTTCGTGCCCCTGACAGGAACCATCAAGATGCTGGAGAGGGAACTATCCAAGCGGTGGTCCGTCGGCGTCGTCAACGGTAACGTCAGTGCGAGTAAGCGGGGTGACATCTTTGGTTCGTTCCAGCAGCGCAAAGACCCCCATGTTTTGTTGGCTCACCCAGCGACTATGGCGCACGGGCTGACATTGACTGAGGCTTCTACCGTTATCTGGTACGGGCCGATCACTAGCAACGAACAGTATGTCCAAGCAAACGGGAGGGTAGAACGGATAGGTAAGAAGCACGTCTCTTACGTCGTGCATATAACGGCAACAGAGCTTGAGCGTAAGATGTTCAGGCGACTCGACAGCAAGCAGAAGCTACAGGGGATACTGCTAGATCTGCTTGAACAGGAACGGAGGACTGCATGAGTGAGCAAGAAGACTTCCACGGTATCGTAGAGGATGTAACAGAGGACGTAGACGCCTACTTGAAAGAGCTTGTCTCGACTAAGACCGACAAGAGTTCGACCCGGTTGTTCGTCGCGGCAGCGGCAGTGACTACGATCTTGGTATCGATCATCGACTATGTGGACGAACTTGATCCCGAGACAGCGGAGCAGATGCGCAAGCACACTGTGTGCCAAGTATTTAACGTCGATACCATGGAGCAGTGACGTGGCGGTCAAGGTGGATCAGGTGGTCGCTGCGTACATCACGCTGCGCAACCAAAAGGATCGTATCGAAGCGGAAACAAAGGAGAAAGTCAGAGGGATAAAAGAGAAGATGATTAAGCTCGAAGGCTGGCTCATGCGCAAAGCCGACGAGCAGGGTGTGTCGTCGTTCAAGACAGATAGTGGGACAGCTTTCGTCACCTCGGTTGACTTCGCTCAAGTCGCTGACTGGGATGAGGTGTTGGAGTTCGTCAAGGCTCACGAAGCCTACGATATGCTTGAGCGGCGGGTCAGCAAGCGAGCTGTCCGTGATTACATTGAGAGTAACAAGGCTGTACCTCCCGGTGTGAACTACGGCAGTAAGCTAGAAGTCAACGTTCGGAAACCTACTAAGAAGTATGAGGACTAATATGAGCGATCTCGTTCCTATCGATGCTATGTCTATCCCAGCCCACCTTCGTAAGAGTTCCGCGAAGCGGCAGGAAGTGCTCGATGCCATGAACAAGGGCGTCACTAGCGGTGGCGCTAACTACTCTCGGATTAGTATCCGGGCTGCACGGTTCCGACTGGTGACGGACGGCGAAGAGACTGTTCTCGACAGCGGTACGCTTCAGGCTATCATCGTTGGTATTAACCCGCAGTACTCCAAGTCACTGTTCACTGAGGCATGGTCCCCGGACGCAGAAAGTAACGCCCCGGCTTGCTTCTCTCTCGATGGTCTGCGCCCGCACCCGGACGCGAAGGAGCCACAGAACGACCTGTGTGCGACGTGTGAGAAGAACGTCTTCGGTTCTTCTACGAATGCTATGGGTAAGCCTATCAAGGCGTGCGGTGACCGCAAGCGACTGGCTGTGGTAGCAGCTGACGATCCGACAGGTGAGATCTATCTTCTCCAGGTTACTCCGGCTGCGCTGACCCCGCTGAAGAAATACCAGACGGAGCTGAAGAAGCTCGGCCTCGGACCTATGGACGTGATCACTCACATCTCGTTCGACCCGAAGGCGTCGTTCCCTAAGCTGGTCTTCCGGTTCGGTGGTTATGTTGACGAGACTACCCACGACAAGATCCTCGACATCGCTCGGAGCGATGAAGTCCAGGAGATGATCGGCGTCAAGATGCCAGGGTCCGTCGAGGCTGAGGCTGCGCCTGTTGCGGAGGAGCCGAAGAAGCCGCTGCTGGTCAGGGCAGCGCCACCGGAAGAGGTCGAGGAGGTAGAAGAAGTAGAAGAGGCACCGCCGCCGAAGAAGAAAGCTGCGGCTAAGAAGGCTGCACCTAAGAAGGAGGAGCCGGTTACGTCCTCGACCGAGAGCGACCTCGACGATCTGTTCGACGAACTTGAGGTAGATGATGGCTAATGTAGTAGACTTCGAAAAGGTTGAGGTGCTTAGGAAGAGGATGCTCATCACCAAGAGTCAGATGGCAGACCTCCTCGGAGTAACTCGACAGACGTACCACAACTGGATCGGCAGGCCCGTCTCACTTCGGACAAAAAACCATGGGCATGTACGTGATCGGCTTCGTGATCTGCTCAACCTTATCGCAGATGATACGTGGTCGCTTCCAGAAGTCGTAGAGCTGTCGTCAGAAGAACGGTTCGCTAAACTCAAGGAACTGCTTGGCGACGAGACATAACCGGTGGGGGCTAAGCCCCCACCTCACACTGAGGGAACAAGATGGCCGTAGGACCATGGACTGAAGAGGAAACGAACCGAGCTGCCGACATGTGGCAGCAGGGGATCACTGCAAAAGAGATTGCTAAAGTCGTTGGGCGTACACCCAACGCTGTTATTGGTAGGATGCATAGGCTCGGGCTGGGCAACCAGCTTGCCATGGACACCGAGACAGGCCGCGTTATGCGGCGTGGGCAGATCCGTTCTGATCGCCGTGATGTTAATCCCAGCAAGAAGAAAGTAGCCCAGGCTAAGGCTAAGATCGCTGCGGAGAAGGCGAAGCGAGAAGAAGAGGAACTTATTAAACGTCAGGCCCGCCGCGCCAAGCTGGAAGAGCTATACAACTTACCCAGATCAAGACCTCGGGGACAATCGACACCCGGCTTCACAGTAGAAATGCCTATCCCGAAGGGCTTCAGAGGTGTTACACTGATAGACCTCGAACCAAATCAGTGTCGTTACCCCGTAGGGGAAGGCAGTGATATTACGTTCTGTGGTCAGCGGACGAACGCTGGATGTTCGTACTGCCCGGAGTGTTACCCAATCTGTTGCTACTGGGATGGACCGTATGTCAGACGTTGACTTCCTCCGTTTCGTACTCCCCGAAGACGGGGTATATGTTGGCCTGCTTATCTGCCCTAACACCAAACAAATCAAACAACGGTTCTTCACTGACGTAGAGGATCTCTACACGTTCGCTGTTGACGGCAGCGCACGGGGGCTGAACGCTTACTTCGCTTGCGCGTCTTACCTCGACGACACCTCCCGTCGTCAGGAGAATGTTAGCCTCATTAAGAGTTTCTTCCTCGACGTGGACTGCGGCGAAGGCAAGGAGTTTGCGGACCAGCGCGAAGGGGCAGCTGCTCTGGTCCAACTATGCAAGAAGCACCGGCTTCCCAAGCCTACTATCGTGTCGTCAGGCAATGGCTTCCACGTTTACTGGGTGCTGGACGAGGCTATCTCCTACGTCCAGTGGCGTGGCTACGCCCGCAAGCTGAAGGCTCTCTCCCCTAACTTCGACCCGGCTGTGACTGCCGACGCTGCGCGTGTGCTGCGTGTGCCAGGGACTATCAACACCAAGGGTGGCAAGCCTGTGCGCGTCATTGCGCAAGGACAATCAACGTCGCTCTCGAAGTTCGCAGAGGCACTAGGAGCACCAGCAGCACCAACACAGGCGGCGGCACCGCCACCGAAAACGAAGAGTTCGGCAAGCCTTAACAAGCAGATGCTGGAGGCTATGTCCTCTGACTCTGGGCTACCACCTGCTGATAGTGCGCTTATACTAGAGTCGTGTGCCAACCTGCGTTGGGCGACGGAGAACCAGGATAAAGTCTCTGAGCCTCTGTGGTACGCTACGTTGGGGGTGGCTGCATACTGCGAGAACCCTGAAGACACAGCCATTGCATGGAGTTCCCAGTACGAGAACTACGACGAGGGTGAGACCCGCCGCAAGGTCACGCAGTGGAAGGACAACGCGACCGGCCCGACGACCTGCGCCAAGCTCCGTGATCTCAACGAGACGAAGTGTGAAGGGTGCCCGTTTGCTGAGAAGCTCACCTCGCCAGCACAGTTAGGAATAAGATCTGTTGAGGTAGCAGCGGACGACACAGCACCGGACACGACAGCGAAGACCGTACCTGTACCCAAGCAGTTCAAGCGGACTGAGCGTGGGTTCGTCATCATCGAAGAGAACAAGCTAGAGTTCCTTGTCTGCGACTTCGACATCTATCCGGTGAGCTACGGCTACGACGAGCTGCTCAAGTATGAGGTTTGCCGCTTCCGCTGGAAGCGCCCACATGTAGGGTGGCAGGACATCACGCTACGTCTAGCGCTGTTGGCTCCTTCACAGTCACACAAAGACCTGAGCACAGCTCTCGCTGATAAGGGTATTGTGTTAAACTCGTCTAAACAGATGGGGTTATTCCAAGTGTTGTTGCGCGGGTATCTACACGAACTCCGTAAGATGCAGACTATGACCAACCTCTTCTCCACCATGGGGTGGAAGGAGGACTACACGCAGTTTGCGTTGGGCAACCGCATCATGCGGAAGGATAAAGACGGCGCTATCGGCGTCTCTGAGATCAAGTACGCTGGAGCTAACGGGCGTATAGCGGAGACGCTGTACGGCACCAAGGGTGATGCGGCCCAGTTCGCCAGACTCACGCTCGCCCTAGAGAAAGCTGATCTCCCGATCCACAACTGGATGTTCATGGTCGGCATGTCGTCGGTGCTGTATGCGTTCGGTGGGCTTAACGGTCTCGTGATTAACCTCTACGGCAAGACGGGGGGCGGCAAGACCCTAGCACAGTACTGCCAGCAGGCAGTGTGGGGCGATCCGATCAAGCTACACTTCGCATCAGGGTTCACAGGCAACGCTCTGTACCAGCGGCTGGGGTTGTACAACAACCTGCCGTTCACCATCGACGAAGCGACCGTCATCCCACAGAAAGAGATCGGGGACTTCCTCTACTGCGTCTCGCAGGGACGGGAGAAGGCACGGCTTGACCGCAACGCTGAGGCTAAGGAGGTTCACACATGGAGCCTACCGGTCACGACATCAGCCAACAAGGCCATGGGGTCTATGCTCACTTCGGCGGGGATGGTCGCAGAGGCACAACTCTCTCGCTTGCTAGACATCAAGCTGCCTGTACACCCGCTGCTGTACGAGGGCTCCAAGACAGGTAAGGGTCTCTACAGGATCGTTACGAATTGCTACGGCCACATCGGCCCTAAGTTCATGGAGTACATCCTCACGGTTGGCGTAGATGCTGTTAAGCAGATGCTCAAAGACCACGAGGATAGGTTCAACAAGCAGTACGACATCAAGTTCGGAGGGTCCGAGCGGTTCTGGGAGCAGGCCATTATCACCGCCGACTTCTGTGGCATGATCGCTGCGGAGCAGGGGTGGATTCTCTGTGACTACCGCAAGTCTACCGAGGCTGTACTGAGAGCTGTCGGTGTGTTCCGTGAGAACATCGATGAAGTCCGGGTCGATTGCTTCGACATCTTGGGTGAATACTTCAACGACAACGTCGCTGATACCATCGTGGTTAACCACATGCAGTCAACGAAGATGTCTAACCATGATCCTCACATGAGCCCACGCAACGGGATCTACATCCGGTTCGATATCTACCAGGATGCGCCTAACATGAAGGCGAAGTGTGGGACCGTCTCGATAGACCGCAAGCATCTGAGGTCATGGATCGGAGCAAACAATCACGACTACAGGGGGCTGATCTCTGATCTGATCCAAGAGGGTGTGCTGCGGGACTCCAAGGCACAGAAAGTCTCCATGGGTAAGAACACTAAGTATAGAATCCCGCAGGTATATGCACTAAAGTTTAGCCTCAAGCATCCCAAGCTGGCCAATCTGATTACCAACGCTAGGGATAACAGGAACAGGGCAGCAATCGAGCGACTGAAGGAAGACAGCGGAGCCGATGCCTAGCAGCTAACAAGGACAGATACCCATGTGGAAGATACTCTTGCTGGTGTGGATCGTACCAGCGCCGTTCACGGCTATGAACTATCGCTACCCGCCGACCTTGGTTAAGGCATCCGGTGTTACGTTCGAGACATACGCAGAGTGCGATAAACAACGCCGAGACTTCGAGGCCGCTTACCACAAGAGTATCGACGCCCAGCTAGAGGCTGCGTTCAGGGACGGGAAACATCCCGTCCGCCACCACGCACGGGCGGTCACGCAGTGCGTGCCGCCTAAGTATGTAGTGTCTGGCCAACCTACGTAGGTTATTCCTCGTCGCCGGTCATCGCGCGGATGTAGGTGTCCTCAGCCTCTCCCACGTTCTTGGGTAGCGACTTCAGTGTGCGCTGCCCAGCTGGCATACGGGCCAGCTTGAGACGACGTTGTGCCTTCGGCATGAAGTTCTTGATCTCCAGACCAGTCCCTCGGTACGTCCGGTTCCACTCGCGCACAGTCTGAAGGATTTCGCTAGCGGCTGCGCTATCGCC